AAAAAGCAGAAGCTGAACTTATGCGTTTGCATCCAGACTTTGAGCAGATTCGTGAAACCGATGAATTTCACAATTGGGTTGAAGAGCAACCTAAGTGGGTACAAGATGCGTTATACGACAATGACGCAGACGCAGTATCAGCGGCACGTGCAATTGATTTGTACAAAGCTGATATGGGAATCACAGGTAAGAAAAAATCTACTAAAGATAAAGATGCCGCTACAGCGGTTGGTACTCGCTCTGGACGTTCTGCGCCTGAAGGTGACGAATCTAAGAGCTATATTAAAGAATCCGATGTTAATCGTATGACTGCTCAGCAATATGAAGCTAGGCAAGAAGAGATTGCAGAAGCGATTCGCGCAGGTAAATTTATTTACGATTTATCTGGTTCAGCACGATAAGGTGTTGACAAATAAAATTTTCTGGATATAACTATGTGCAGAATACAGTGGCCCCGTAAGGATACCCACACCTAACCTGAAATAAGACAAACTGTTACATTAACTTCTGGCCGGTTGTTGAAGTAGCAGGGAGTCTTATTTCACCTTCACAGAACACCCAAACTACGCAGGCCGTATGATCACTTTGGCCGGTGAACATACCACCCTGATGCTAGATGGCCTCTGGCGAAGTTACACATAACCTTAACCCTATGCTACATAAGGAGTGTCTCTCATGGCATTTACAAGCGCATCGGGCTATGGCAACCTTCCTAATGGTAACTTTAGCCCAATTATCTACTCAAAGCAGGTACAGCTTGCTTTCCGTAAGTCTTCTACTGTAGAAGATATTACTAACAACGATTACTTCGGTGAAATCGCTCAGATGGGTGATTCAGTGAAGATTATCAAAGAGCCTGAAATTTCAGTTCAAGCTTACACTCGTGGTTCACAAATCACAGCGCAAGATCTTGACGATGAAGATTTCTCTCTTGTAATTGACAAGTCGAACTACTTCGCATTCAAGATCGACGACATTGAAGAAGCGCACTCACACGTGAACTTCATGCAAATGGCTACAGATCGTGCGGCGTATCGTTTGCGTGACCAGTATGACCAAGAAGTTCTTGGCTACCTGTCTGGTTATGCTCAGTCTGCTTTGCATTCTGCTGGCGACACTGTCAACACAACTGTAAACGGAACTAAGGCAGTTACTACTGCTGGCTCTGACGAGCTTCTCGCTTCTATGAAGCTTGACGCTACTGACTTCAACCTCAACGATGGCGGTGCCGCTGTTTCTGGTGAAGCAATTGTAGTTGTTCCACGTTTACCGGGCGTATCTACTCTTCCAACAGCTAACGCTTCACCTCTTCAGGTGATTGCTCGTATGGCTCGTTTGCTTGATCAACAGTTCGTTGACACTAACGGTCGTTGGTTGGTTATTGACCCAGTCTTCGCTGAAACTTTGAAAGACGAAGATTCTCGTCTCTTCAACTCAGACTTCGGTGGTTCTGGCCTTCAGAATGGTCTTGTTATTAACAACCTGCACGGCTTCCGTGTATACGTTTCTAACAACATGCCTGCTGTTGGTACTGGTCCTGCTGTAGGAAGTGCTACACTTCAAGCAACTAACTATGGTGTCTTGACTGCTGGTCATGACTCAGCGGTTGCTACTGCTCAGCAGATCAACAAGACTGAGACTTACCGTGATCCTGACAGCTTCGCTGACATCGTTCGTGGTATGCATCTGTATGGTCGTAAGATCCTTCGTCCAGAAGCTATCGTCACTGCACGTTATCAAACTGGCTATTAATAGGAGGATTCTAAAATGGCTTTACAAACTCCGGTACGTCTTGAAACTGCGGCAATTGCCTCTGGTGACTTGACAGTAAACTCAGTACACGATATTGGAACTGTTCCAGACAACTGTGTTGTTTTGGCGGCAGGTGCAGAGTGTACTACTGCGGCAACTATTGCTGGTGCTAACGCTGTTAGTTTCGGTGTGACAAGTGGCGACGTTGATTTGCTGGGTACAGCAGACATTAACGGTGCTAAAACACTTGCCGCAACGACTACTACAGTCAACGGTATCACAAATGTCACAGTTGCAGATACATTAATTTCTGCAAAGCTGGCGGCATCAAATGCTCCTTCAGCAGGTGCGTATAAATTCTTCGTAGTTTATGCACCTATGGGCGCAACACGTGGTGCTGACGAAGTTGATCGTGATCAACTAGCGTAAGCTAATTGCATTGGGGGCTTCGGCCCCCTTTGCTCCTTATATAAGGGATTTAATATAAATGGCTACATTCCTGAATATCACAAATGAACTGTTGCGCCGTCTGAATGAGGTTGTTATTGACCAAGCAGACTTTGCAGGTGTTCGTAATGTTCAGGCTCTTGCGAAAGATTCAGTGAATTCATCTGTTCGTAAAATCATTCAGTCTGCACAAGAGTGGCCCTTTACATTAACTACCTATGAACAAACATTAACTGCTGGAACTCGTGAATATGATTTCCCAGCAGATATGTCATCTGTGGATTGGGAATCATTCTACATTAAACAACTTGCATCTAAGAGCAATCAGCCTCGCAAGTTAGCTGTTATTCCTTACACTGAATATCTTGAAACATATCGTTCTGGTGATGACACTGGGGACAGTGGATCTGGTATCGGTGTTCCATTACGTATATATCAGACACAAGAAGAAAAGTTTGGTGTGACACCATCTCCAGATGATGCGTATGTTATTGAATACAAGTATTGGACATTCCCTACAAGCATGACTGCGTTTGACGATGTGTGTGTTATTCCAGATCGTTTTATTCACGTAGTCATTGATGGTGCAATGATGTATATGATGCGCTTCCGTTCTAACGAACAAAGTGCGGCAGTCCATCAGAATGACTTCGTTGAAGGCATCAAGATGATGCGCAGAGTTCTTGTAGACGATAATTTGTCTTTACGTTCTACTTACAATCCACGCACAGTATTTAATGCCTATCTGCCTACACGAGTTTTGTAATGGCTGATAATCTTCAGATCTTCACAGTCTCTTGCGAGGGTGGGCTTAACACTAACCGTGATGTCCTTTCTCAGGGACAGTTATCACCGGGAAGTGCAACACGACTAATTAACTATGAACCTGCTGTAACGGGTGGCTATCGTAGAATTAGTGGATACAACGAAGCGTATCCATCCCTACCGGGAACAGGCAAGGTACTAGGTGTTTGTGTATTTAACGGTATTAATGATGGCATTTTAGCCTGCCGTGCTCCAACTAGCGGCAATAATTATTTGCACTATTGGGATACTGGGACTAGCGCATGGGTTGCTGTTACTACTGCTGGTAGCCCGACAATGTCTGGTGTTAACAAAGTACGCTTTTCCAAGCACAATTGGAGTAACCCAGTTGTCGTTTTAGCTGATGGCGTTAACCCAGCCGCTAAGTATGATGGCACTACGTACACACAGATTACGCATACAAATGCGCCTAACAATCCGAAGTACGTTACTGAATTTAAGTCTCACTTATTTTTAGCCGGTGATAGCACAGATCCATACAACCTGCATTACTCTGCTCCATTAGACGAGACAGACTTTAGCCCAGCGAATGGTGCTGGTGTTATTAACGTAGGTTTTGAGATTGTCCAGATTAAAGCGTTCCGTGATGAATTATTCATCTTTGGTACGAACAATATTAAGAAGCTTGTCGGTAACAGTAACGCAGACTTTTCAGTATTACAGGTAACGAATGACTTAGGATGCTTAGCATCTGACTCAGTCATTGAGCTTGGTGGTGACCTTCTCTTTATCGGACCTGATGGACTCCGTCCAGTATCCGGTACGGACAAGATTGGTGACGTTAACTTGGAAACTGTATCCAAGAACGTGCAGTCACTATTTAACGATGTTGTATTAAATAACGATCTTGATGATCTAGATGCTGTAGTTATCCGACAGAAGTCACAGTTTAGGATTTTCTTCGGTGCTTCAGATTCCCAAGGTGTGATTGGGGCTTTGAGACAACAACAAAACGGTGGCATCGGTTTTGAATTTGGTCAGTTGTTAGGTATTACAGCAACAGCGGCTGACTCAGGATACATCGGTCAGTACGAGTTTGTAATACACGGGGACAGAGATGGCAAAGTGTATCGCCAAGAATCTGGTAATGATTTTGACGGTACTGAAATTTTCTCATTATTCCAAACCCCGTTTTTCCACTTCGGTGATCCAGAGTTACGTAAGAACTTCTTGAAGCTATCGACGTATCTGAAAGCTGAAGGTAATACAGATATCGTGTTAGGTATTGTGTACGACTACGAAGATGTAAATGTACTGAACCCTACCAACTACGATATTACAACACGAGGAGCGGCGGCTTACTATAACGAAGCTACCTATGACTCAGGGGCTATCTTTGACGGTAACCCATCACCTGTCGCTAAGACATCGTTCTCAGGATCAGGTACATCAATTGCAATTAAATATGTAACTAACGACACGAACGCTAGTCATGCCATCCAAGGTTTTGTTCTACTGTTCGGATATGGAGATCGCAGATAAATGGCGGGATATAGCAGACAATCCGTTGCGGACATTATCTCAGGTGAGGTAGTCAAAGCCGCACCTCTAAATGCTGAATTCAATGCGCTCCGTGATGCGTTTGCATTTGCAGGTGGACATAACCACGATGGTTCAGGCACGGAAGGTTCATACGTCGGTCTGATTGCTGACACGGATGGTAACAATAAGGTTGTTGTAGACACATCAAACAACCGTGTTTCTATCTACACTGAAGTCTCTAGTTCTCCTGTAGAGCAGATTCGCATCCAAGACGGTGCTATCGTACCTGTCACTGACGATGACATTGATCTAGGAGCTTCAGGAGCGGAGTTTAAGAATCTCTGGATAGATGGTACTGCAAACATTGATGCGCTTGTCTCAGCGGCTGTCACGCTGACTGGTGGCACTATTGACGGTACTGTTATCGGTGGCACTACGCCAGCCGCAGGTTCATTCACAACTGTTTCATCTTCTGGTGGTATCACCGGCGACTTAACAGGCGATGTTACCGGCGACTTAACTGGGGATGTAACAGGCAACCTTACGGGCAACGTGACCGGAAATGTAACTGGTGATGTTACAGGCAACCTTACGGGCGATGTTACGGGCAACGTCACTGGCAACTTAACTGGTGGTGTGACAGGCAACGTAGTCGGTAACCTTACTGGTAATGTAACCTCTTCACCCGGTTTATCTACGTTTAACAATGTTACAGTAACGGGAACCTTAACATCGGATTTGACCGGTGATGTTACAGGAAATGTTACTGGTAATTTAACTGGCAATGTTACAGGCAATGTTTTAGGAAACGTAACTGGTACTGTTTCCGATATTTCTAACCACGATACAGATGCTCTTTCCGAAGGATCGACTAACCTTTACTACACAGATGAGCGAGTCGATGACAGGGTAAACAATCTTTTAGTTGCAGGTGGGAATGTATCTCTTACCTACGATGATGCCGCTAACACTTTAACAATCAACTCAACAGATACTGGCATTTTAAATGTTGTTGAGGATACAACACCACAGCTTGGCGGTAACTTATCGACTAATAGTTACGATATCCAGTTTGCAGACAACGATGTAGCGGCGTTTGGTGCAGGTGGCGATTTACAAATCTACCATGACGCATCTAACTCTTACATC